CGAAACGATCCCTACAGATCTATTTCTTTGACTTTCCTGACAGGGTGCGGGAATACCATGCTTTCGCATTCACTCACAGCTTTTACAGCCATGTCTCCTAAGTAACGCGGAGTTAATTTGCTTTTTTTCTGGTTTTTCATAGGTGACAGATATGGCTCAACTAATGAATCATACAGATACGTCTGACCTTCTTTATGTACCCAATTTCCTATGTATTCAGACCGCAACTTAGGTCAAAAGTGTGGGATAGCTCCCCGGCCCGTTTCCTAGCCGGCTCTGCCCAAGGAATAAGGACAACGGCAATTGCTTCCGAAGTCCAACCCTATTTTCCCGTTCCTTTCAATACTCGGCAGAGATTTCATTAATTTTACTTCGAATACCCTCCCATCTATCCAGTTGGAGCTGTCAGTGGCGCGAACGCATGACACTTACCCGACTCACGCAAAAGAGCCTTCCAGTCCCACCATTTTAACCGCTTCCCCATAGTTGGCGGTCCTCTGAATTTGTCGCCCTAAGTACAGGCACGGAGAGGAGAGTGGTATTGTAAATTCCTAAAGGAACTGTGAAGGATTAAGAGAGCCGACTCCATAGGAGCACGATGGTATTTCACGGGCGGGCACCCGTTTCATTTTTTTTACTTTCTCTACTTTTCTTTACTAAGAGAAGGGTCGCCAACCACTAATGACCATATCCGCCTCAACATAGGCTGGTATACACCCAAAGGCGTACATACCCTACTCATCATTAATCTAACCTCCATCTCCCAGATACGAAAAGCAACCCGCTAACACTCCTTAGTAAAAGCCCTCAACAAGCGTTGAACCCGGGAAAGTAGATTCGCTCCCATCCTAGGACGACCTTTAGGTCGCGGGGGTAGTGCGATATCCACCTTTCGGGGTAAAAGAATGCCACCAGAGGCGAGCTTTAATGGGAGAGAGGGGGGGGAAAAGAGGATCCGCTTTTTTTCTGCGTACCAAGGGGTATCCTCTAATTCAATGAAGCTAGTCTTCAGTTGAATAAAGGGATGGTCATCAATCTCTGGTAATTTCAAACACTCTTCGTCCGTTAAGATCCATTCTGGATGGAACTCTTCGAAGTACTTGAATGCTGTCAAAGGCCAAAGAAATTGCCACTTTGTTTGTACCCCGAGGTACTTTTTTTGTCGTGGGGTCGGGACCCCCTTAGTTTCGTTGACGAACTCTTTCTTATCTAGAACGATGGCTTGAGGGCCTCCACAAATATACTCATCCGGATTTAACGGATGGCGAGTATGTCCATGGAGTTTCACACCTTTCCAGATTCGAACGAATTCGTTTTTTTTTCTCCGGTCCCACTGCGTAATGAAATCGTACATTTCAACACGAGGGGGATTGGCAACGATCACTTCAGGGGTTCTTCTGACTCCAGTTTCTTTTGTAGGGGCAGGGCCCAAAAAAATCGCGCGGCGAAACCAGGATTTTCGAAGGAGGTACTGGACAGTACGTTGAGGTAGATCAGTGACACATAAGTCTCTCAAAGAGATCTCATGCCTCATTGCGACATTAAGGATCCACGCCTGGACATCTCGGCGCAAATCTTTAATGCTGTCACATATGTCTTTCAACATACCGTCAGCCTGTTTTTGGAAAGGTCGGAGGAAACCGAGAACGGGTTTAGGATTTAAGCCTTTACGTCGGCTAGAGCACGGCTGACTATTGAGATCGCCCCAATGCTCCTCTATCCCCGTCTTTTCCTCATTAACGACGAGACCGTAAGATCCGGTAATCTTACGCCAAAGCGCAAAAAAACCTTCACTTCCGGCGAATAAACAATCGTCACCGTTAAATCGTCCAATCCTTCTCGAACCAGATCCGTATTGGATATCACAGGCCATGTCGAAGCAGGCTTTGTTCAAAAGACAAAGTAATGGGAAACTAACGAGGTTCCCCATCATTGACCCCCTATTAATGGGGTGTGGCTTCCCTTCGACTCCCCGTACGCCTACCCAACGAAGATTGGTGAAGGATCCGATTAACACCTTCCTTTCCTCCTCCTCCAAAAATTGGTCTTCCGCGAGGACATCTACGATGGCAAGAACGGCCTCATGATAGATATTATCAGTGGCTGCTGTATAATCGCCACTAATAATTCTCTCACCGTTACGCTTGTCACCGAAGACAGCCTCGAAGTCCTCGCGCTTGACATCCCCTCTAACCAGCCAACCTGATCGAGTCAGGTGGTCGTATAGAGCCTCATGAACTGGACGGAGCTTTTCCTTCACTCTCGCTGACTGCATAGTAACAGTCCTGAACTTTCCCTTTGTCTTTGCAATACCGCGCCGGACCAATGAGTCGTCCGGCCAATATTCTTTCGGTTCGGTTCCGAGAGTGCCTCCGCGCAATCTATCGGTCTCCAAACATCCCTGCTGGTCAGGGACATATACCCCACGATCCCTACAATCCGAAAAACCGTAGTTCTCGGCCCCACAATCTTTTCTCTTTTCCTCTAATCCCTTTCCCCACCCGTGAGAGAG